CTGTATCTTTTTACCCCGAAAACGCCTCAATCAGCCACTATCGGCTTGAATCGGATGAGAACCAGTCATGACGACTCAAAACGGCTCAGATGGGCTGCAAACGGCTGAGGTAGGGGTAACAGAACCGCGTAAAGGCTCTCAGGAGCCTAGAATCCGTTCTAAACCTTTGGATTTGCCCACTCGAGGCGATGAGATGATTCAGTTCTGCAAAGATATTGGATTTCCGTTGCTACCTTGGCAAGAAAATCTAGCCAGAGATTGCCTGCGATATAAGCCAGATAGTCGCTGGGCACACCCGCTAATTGGCATTATGTTGCCGCGCCAGCAGGGCAAATCTACCTTTATGGCGCTTAGAATCTTGTTTGGAATCTATGTTCTTGGCGAGAAAATGCACCTTGCCACAGCTCATAAACTGACTACATCAAGTGAAATCTTCTACAAGGTCAGCCAAATGATTGAAAATAGCCAACTGCTATTAGATAACTTTGCAAAGAAATACGAGTCCAAAGGATCGCAGGAGATTCGGTTTAAGAATGGGGCGCGTTACCTTATCCGTGCCGGTAATTCAGCGGCTCGCGGTATTGCAGCACCGGATGTAATCCATATTGACGAATTGCGTGAGTTCGATACAGAAGATGTTTGGTCATCGATGCGATTTACCCAGATGAGTAATCCAAACCCGCAGGCCTATGTCTATTCAAACGCAGGCCATGCCAATTCGGTTATGTTGCTCAAGTTCAGAGAGCGTGGTCTCGCAGCTAGTGAAGGTGCAGATGATTCGATTGGTTGGTTCGAGTGGTCGGCAGAGCCGGGCGCTGAGATAACCGACAAAGAAGCTTGGTATCAATCTAACCCGAGCCTTGGTTGGACAGTCCATGAGGACAACATCAAAGACAGCCTTTCGGATCGTGAGGATATCTTTCGAACCGAAGTCTTATGCCAGTTTGTGTCAATGATTAACCCAGTTATATCTGAAGCCGAATGGAAGAAGTGCAAGGTCGATGACTTGCCTCAATTGTCAGTCGAGAAAGATACTTGGATGGCGATTGACCTCAGCCCAGACCGAAAGCATGCCAGCCTTGTGGCAGGCCAGCGCATTGATGGCGATAGATTCATGGTCAGCCTTTTGCACACTTGGTTCAACCCAGTCAATCTCGACGATAAAGAAATGGCTAACGACATAGCCTTCTGGGTTCGTAAGTTCCCAGTCAATGCCGTGGCATATTCCAAGTCAACAGCATCGGCAGTAGCTGCTCGATTGGCTCCGGCAGGAATTCCTATCCATGAGATTACTGGTCAGGAGTATCAGCAAAGTTGCGATGAATTCGTCTCAGCAGTTTCGTCGGCTCGCCTTGCACATGCGGATCAAGAAGAATTAACTCGACAGGTTTTAAGTGCCGTTAAGTTAACTCGAGGCGATGGCGGTTGGGTTATGGGTCGAAAGCAAAGCGGCATAGTTTGCGGGGCAGTTGCTTCAGCAATGGTCACACATTTTGCGACACGCGCCGAATCAGAAGTTGACATTCAGATAGGGTAATGTCTAGGCAATAGCGTATAATATGTCCAATGGGAATCCGGGACATTTTTACATCTTCTAAGCCAGTCGAGGTTACAGTCGACGCGGCTGCGGCTCCAGCGCCGTTTAATAACACAGCTAGTTTTAATCCTTTCGTATTTACTCAATCAGTTGCAACTCGCCAGCAGGCTATGGCCGTTCCAACTATTGCACGTGCTAGAAATATTATCTGCTCGACTCTTGCTTCATTACCACTCGAACAATATTCAAAGCTCGATGGTTCTCACATGACAACTCCAGGAGTAATCAATCAGCCAGACCCACGCGTTCCCGGTTCAGCAATTTACGCATGGCTTGCAGAAGATTTACTTTTTCATGGTGTCGGTTATGGTCAGGTTTTAGAGCAGTACGGCGATACCGGACGCGTCCGTGCTTGGACAAGAGTTGCACCAGATCGTGTGACAGTAAAACTCAATAACAATGAAACCGAAATTATTGGCTACCAAGTTGATGGTTCAGTAGTTCCTAACAATGGTGTCGGTTCTCTTGTCGTGTTTTATGGTCTTGATGAAGGATTGCTTAATCGCGCAGGTCGCACAATTCGTGCAGCACATGCACTCGAGCAAGCCGCAGAAACTTTTGCTAAAGAGCCAGTACCGCTACAGGTTCTAAAATCCAACGGAACTAATCTTCCAGCAGAACGTATTTCAAAACTTCTTGAATCATGGAGAACCGCACGACTCACAAAGTCAACTGCATTTCTCAATGCCGATGTTGAATTGCAAGCGTTGGGCATCGATCCAGCCAAATTACAGCTGAACGAGGCTCGTCAGTACGTCGCTCTGGAATTGGCTCGCGCTTGCAACCTTCCTGCTTATTTCGTTAGCGCTGAAACCAACAGCATGACTTACAGCAACAGCGTTTCAGAGCGTCGCTCACTTATCGACTTCTCAATGAAGCCAATCCTTGCAGCTATTGAACAGCGTCTATCTATGCCGGACTTCTGCCCTTCAACTGGTGAAATCCGCTTCAGCCTAGACGACTTCTTACGCACAGACGCACTACAGCGCGCTCAAGTTTATGAAATCCTCAACCGAATCGGAGCGATGAGCGTCGAGCAAATTCGCGAAGAGGAAGATCTAATCGATAACAAGGAGACCCGATGAAGATAACGATGCCAGTTGCTATTACAGCAGCAGACACAGAGTCACGCATTATTGCGGGGCGTATCGTTTCATGGAACGCTGAAGGCAACACCTCAGCAGGCCGAACTATGTTCAAGCCAGATTCAATTACCATGGCTAAGAACACCAAATTGGTTTTGCAACATGACACCACTCGTCCATTGGGCAAACTTATGTCATTCGAGCAAGACGATCAAGGAATCATTGCAGAATTTAAGATTGCAAAGACCACAGCAGGCAATGACGCACTAGAAGAAGCTGCAACCGGGCTTCGTTCAGACTTTAGCGTTGGCGTCGATGTTGAAGAGTGGGATAACGAAGATGGCGTAATGGCTATCAAGGCATCTAATCTCGTAGAGGTCAGCCTTGTCACAGACGGCGCAATTCCCGGCGCTGAGGTCGCAAAAGTAGCGGCAGAACAAACCGAAGTTTCTGAGACATCTCAGGAAGAAACACAATCAACCACAGAAGGAGAACAAGTGTCAGACACTACCGTTCCAGAAGTTGCTCCTGCCGCAGAAACGGTAGAGGCTGCTAAGGTTGAAGTTAAGGCTGCAACAGCACCTTACATTTCAACAACAGTTCGTAATCCAATCGTTGATAAGGCTTCTTATCTCGAGCACTCAGTCCGCGCTTCACTCGGTAACGAAACATCAAAGATGTACGTTGCAGCAGCAGCAGACACAACAGACAACGCTGGACTCGTTCCAACACGTCAACTAACCGAAGTTATCAACGGCATCTCAAACGCAGACCGTCCAGCGATTGACTCAATCTCTCGTGGCGCTCTTCCAGATGCAGGAATGACATTCGAAATTCCTAAGATCACAGTTGCTCCAACAGTTGCAGCAGCATCTGAAGGTGGAACACCATCTGAAACCGACCAGAACTCTGAGTTCGTTTCTGTTTCAGTTTCTAAGTACATTGGTCAGCAGACCTTCTCTCTAGAGCTTCTAGATCGCAGTTCTCCAGCGTTCTTTGCTGAACTCGTCCGTCAGATGGAGTTTGCATACGCTAAGGCAACAGATGCTGCAGTTTTGACAGCTCTTATTGCTGGCGGAACAGACGGCGGAAACCGTACAGTTTCAGCTGCAAACATTGCTGATTTCGTATCAGATGCAGCAGTCTCTATCTACAAGGGAACCCTTGGTTTTGCTCAAAACATCATCGTATCTCCAGAACAATGGGGCGCATTGATGGGACTCGTCGATGGTTCAAACCGTCCAGTATTCCAGCAAACAATCAACCCACAGAACGCAGGCGGCGACCTAACAGCAACTGGCGTTCGTGGAAACCTTCTCGGACTTAACCTCCGCGTAGACCGCAACATGACAACAGGTTCAGGCGTTGGCGACAACACAATGATCGTTGTTAACCCAGATGCTTACACATGGTACGAGAGCCCACGCCTCTCACTCCAGTCAAACCTCATCTCAACAGGTCAGGTTCAGGTTGGTTACTACGGTTATGGCGCAGTTGCGACCAAACTTGGCGCAGGCGCATACCGCTGGATGGTTGCGTAGTCCAAACTAATCATGGGGGAGCTGCTGCTCCCGGTGGCTCCCCCAGCCGTTTAACGAGAGGAACTAGAAATGGCAACAATAGTTACAGCAAGCGAACTTCGCTCTGTCCTTGGCGTTTCTAGTTCCCTCTATTCGGATGCTTATCTCACAGATGTAATCGACACAGCTGAAGCAGTCATTCTGCCAATGCTGGTCAAGTACGCAGTTGCCATTGATGAAGTTGAACTCGAGGCAAACGTAGCAACATATAAAACAGTTGGTGAAAACCAATTCTCAGCGGGTCAGAGCGTAGTCATCACAGGATGTGGCTCCCCATTTAACGGAACTTTTACTATTGAAGATTCTTATGAGGATCTCTTTACGATTTCAATTACCAATGCCGATATTGCTTTGAAAAACGTCATTCCATCAGGCTTGGCTACTCTTTCAGGCGCTGCAACTTATGTTGGCGTAAGCGCAGTAGAGTCAGCAGTTCTCGCAGTCTCAGTTGAAGTATTCCAGTCTCGCATCGCTCCAGGCGGTCAGATTGAAGGCATCGACTTCACAAACGTTAGCCCATATCGCTTGGGTCGCAGCTTATTTAACCGTGTATCTGGTTTATTGGGGCCATACATCGATACTGATTCAATGGTGCAGTAAATGCCTAATACGATTCTCGATACAGTTCGTCAACCTTTAGCCAATGCCTTTGCTAACGTAGCAGGCAACGTCTATGCCTACGTCCCAGAGGCTCCTATGGTGCCTTTCGTAGTTACAGTTCCGGATTCTCCATATCTTGAATTAGAAACTATTAGCAGTTCAACTTTGCACGTTAAAATTAATCTTGTTATCTCAGTAGCGGTTGCCTATAACAGCAACCCTGCATCGCTCGACAATCTCGAGCAGCTCGTCATAAGTGTTCTGAAGGTGATCCCTACCGGGTACACAGTCGGAGCGGTTGAAAAACCAACGGTTACTCAGGTCGGCCCATCCAATGTCTTGGTGGCAGATATCAGAGTTTCTACCTACTACACACAAACAAACTAAGGATAAATAATGGCAACCACAGTAATCACAGGTCGCGATATTTCTCTATCTTTCACAGGTGGAACAGATATCGAGGCTCAAGCACTTTCAGCAGTTCTTACAAAGACCAACGTTCGTGAGACCTACCAGACTCTCGACGGCGAGGCTTACAAGACTGTCAACACAGAGGCAACCTTTGCTCTTTCAATGCTCGCTGATTGGGGCAAGACCTCATCTGTATGCGAAGCACTTTGGGCGGCAGCAGAAGCACCAGACACCACAATTTCAGTAACCCTTACAGCTGCTACAGGCGCTCAGTTCGTGTTCCCAATTCTTCCTGAATTTCCAACAGCAGGAGGCGCTGGAACAGACGCACAGACTGTAGACTTCACATTCAAAGTCGCAAACGGAACTGTCACCGAGACAT